AAAACCGGCGACGTCGCCGGTTTTGGGAGATGAGATTGTTGCCGACCAAATGGCAGACGGCACATGGAGCGTGCGTCGCGGTGACAGTGAGATACTGCGCGGGACGGCGGATGAGGTCATCCGCCACCTGCGAGAGCGCGCAGCGCCCTATAAAACCAGCCGTGACCACACGCCTGATGTCGATGATTACGCCTGGATTCCGCTCTACGACGTTGAGGTGAGCGCGGGCAGCGGGCGGTTTTTTGACAACGAAAATATCCTGACCTACCTCGCCTTTACCAAATACAGCCTGCGCAAACAGGGATTGCAGCCCGAAATGCTTGCCTGTGTGCGCGTAAGCGGTGACTCAATGGAGCCGACTATCCAGTCCAATGACGCCGTGATGATTGACATGCGCCAAACCACCGCCGATAGCGGCATCTTCGTATTCCGTGTCGGCGAGGTGTTGTACCTCAAGCGCTTGGTGCGTGAGGGTACCGGGGTACGAGTCATCTCCGACAACGATATCTATCCATCCTGGCTGGTTCCTCCAGGCGAGGATTTTCAGATTATCGGCAAGCGCGTTTGGCACGCCCGCTGGGGTGAGTAGGGCAACTATCAACTTTTACTTACAAGTTCAGTTGTCAAGTATTCCTTGACAACTGGAGGGCACAAAAAAAGCCCGGCAATGCCGGGCGGGAATCGGTGTGCGCTTAGCGTTCGCGCAGGGTGATTTGCGGGTCGTGGCCGTCCCAAATATGGCAGGTTGCCTCCATGTTGCGCGGCTGGCCGAAGCTGTTTTTGGCAGTGAATGAGATGGTTACGAAGACTTGCCCATTGTCGCGCAGGCTGGTGACGACGCCGGTGGTGCTGACATCCACAGAATGCGGGTCTTTGAGTTGCCCGTTTATCAATTTGCGGCAGATGAGGAAAGCGGCATCTTTTTTGCGCGTCTCTGCCTGCTTTTGCTGTTCTTCCGCCGTGGGTTGTGGCACGGCGGAAGTTTGCGCGGGTGGCGTGGCGCGGTGTGAGGCGTTATCCAGCGCGCTGTCGCTGACACCAATCACAGGCAGAGCGAGCGCCAATAGCAAACAGGCCACGCAGAAACCGCCGTAGCGGAGCAATACATTGGCGCGCGTCTTGTGCGCACCGAGAAAGGGCGCCTTATGTGGTGATTTGAGTGCAAAAAACAATGCCACGACGCCAATAATCGCCAGCGAAAAGAAAAAGCCGAGCATGGTGAATCCTCTTGTTATTGATACTGCGTGCAGGATAGCAATTCTTGTGCCACGACGGCATAAAAAAGCCGCCTGGCGGCGGCAATCCACGGAGAATTTCTTTCAACAGTTCGGGCTATTTGCATTTCGGGGTAGCGTCCTCCTCTGTGTCGGGTGTGTCAATAATGACCGCCGTACCGTTTTTGGCCAGCCAGTCGGCGGTGTCAGGCGGGACGGTAACGGTTGCCCCCGCGGCAAAGTCGATGTTGCCGATGACGGCGGGGGTGCGAAGGCGCACGGGGACGCCGGAGGGCGTCACCGCAGGCGTCGCGGGTGTTGTGGTGTTTTTGCCAGTCACGGGTGCGGCTCCTTTTGCTCATGGTTTAGTTGTAGAGCTCAACGGTGTAGGGCGCCTCGCCGTTTTTGCCGACCGCCGCCGTGCCTTTCATTGTGACTTTGTTGAAGTCGTCGGAGAACCAGTCAAAGTCGCCATCGACCGCCAAGGTTACTGACGGGATGATGAGTTTGGCGCGTTTTTTCGTGACCTCGTCGCGCCCGTCCAGAATGATTTTGCCTTTGAAGCTGGTGACGCGCGCGCCGTCGATGACGGTGCGGGTAGTAGCAAGCGTTTTGTAGCTGACGGTGAGGTCGTCACCTTCTGCCGCCGCGGTTTCGTCGGTGATTTTGAGCATTCCGATTTCGGCGTTGAGCTCGTATTTGCCCGCCGGGATAGCGGTGCCGCCTTTTTTGACCTCAATGGTCGTGGGGTCGATGTCGTGGTTTTTCAGGGCGTGGTAGCCGTCGAGGCGCGCCTTGGCCGGTTCGTCGGCGATGGTTTGTACGGTGCTGGTCTGCGTTGCCGCCTTGCCCATCATCGCCATGCCCCATGTCAGCGGTTGGAAGGTATCCGTTTCAAAGGTGACCTCTGCCGGTTTGGGTATGGTGATGCTGTCCAGCACAGCGCCGCTGTCGTGTTTGCGATGACTGATGCGGGTTTTGGTTTCGGAGGAGAGCGCTATTTTTACGGAGAGCGGGTTGCCGAGGTAGAAGGCCGCGGAATCGTCGCCCTCCGGGATGAAATAGGGGTTGCCGGTGCCGATAAAGCCGCGGTCGTTGGTGATGCTGTTGAGGTTGCTCATGGGGTGTCCTGGTTGAGATGGATAACGTCAATGGCGAAGGAAAGGGGGTAAAACGCCCAGCCGGTGCGGTAAAAGGCGCTGTCAGCAGCCGTGAGGGTGAAGCGTTTGCCGTAGCCGGGGGTGGTGTTGAGCGCGCCCTCGTCGATGCGCAGCCCCTCGACGTGGCTCATGATGGCGGCGAGCACCTCGCCTGCCTCGTCCATGCCCGCGCCTGCGCCGCTGCGTGCCGGGCGGTTGTTCTGCACGGCGAGGATGACGGTGTAGTGCTGCGTCATTTTGTGGTTGCGCCCCTGCACCGACACGTCGCTGTATTTGTCGAAGGCGACGTAAGCGCCCAGGTGCTGCGCAGGCTGGTTGTCCAGTACCTGCTCCAGTTCGTGGTGCTGGCCGACGTAGCGCAGGACGCCGCGCTCAACCAGCTTTTGCAGGTGCGCTGTAAGTGCTTTGCGCGGCGCAAATAAATCAGCCATCAGTAACCTCGCAGTTGCGCGTCGGTGAAGACGGCGGCGGGCGCGGCG